GGACCACTGGACCGACTGGACCAGACGGAGATGATGGAAATGATGGAGGAACTGGGCCAACAGGACCGACTGGACCTACAGGGCCGACTGGCCCAGCAGGAAACAACGGAAGTAACGGAAGTAACGGAAGCACTGGACCAACTGGGCCAACTGGACCGACTGGCCCAACTGGAAGCGGTGGTGGAACAGGCCCAACTGGGCCAACAGGCCCCACAGGTACATCTAACTTTGTTAATACTTTTGCCGCTACTGGAAGTTATGTTTTTGGGTGTAACGTTTCTGGCACATCAACAATATCAGGAGGTTCTAGTATAGCTGGCAGTAGCCTTCATCCTACTTCTACTGGCGCTCATTCAGTAACTGGTTTGATGGGAAGTCTTTTGTCTGGAACGTATCGCTGTATGGGTCATACTGGTGCTAATGGCGCCGCTTCTAGTTTTTCTCGTACTTTATTTATAAGGATTAGTTAAATGACAGTAGCAATAACAGAATACAGAAATGCAAAAGCTATAAAGGCTGATAATACTAGTTTTGATGTAGAAATAAATCACCCACAATGGGGATGGATACCATACACATTACATCCAGAAGATACTGATAACACAATAAATAATGATGACCTTAAAACTCTTATTGGCTCAGATTATGCGGCCTATACTGCTCCAACTGATGCAGAAAAAGCCGCTCTTATAAGAATGTTAAGAGAAACAAAGTTAATTGATGAAGTAGACCCAATAGTATCTAACCCCTTGCTTTGGTCAGACTTGGGTACATCAAAGCAAAACGAATGGACTGCTTACAGAACAGCTTTATTAGATATAACAACACAAGGAACTTTCCCTAATTCGGTTTCTTGGCCTACGAAGCCGTCATAATGAAAAGTGCTTTTGCATATCTATCCTGGGTATTCTTAGCACTTTTATTTTTAATGGTGTTAGTTCCTATAGCATATGGTGCAGACAGCAATACAGTCAGCTCAACTGTTGTAACAAACTCAACGCCACCTTCTGCAAATTCACCAGGTATAAATATAAATTCTAGTGACGTTTGCCGCCACGCATACTCTGGAGCGGTAAGCTCTGTGCGCTTGGGCATCTCAAGTGGCCAGACTGCTGTTGATACGAACTGTGAATTAATGCGCCTATCCAAGCTTCTCTTCGCGTTCAATATGAAGGTTGCCAGTGTTGCCCTTCTCAGCCAAGACCCAAGGGTTTTTGACGCACTCTGGATGTCAGCAACCTATCCACCACTTTTTGGCAAAATAGGTTTAGACGCCCGTGATGAATACAAAAAAAATATTCACCTAATTCCAGCGGGTTCTGTTGTAATTGATATTCTTAGAAAAGAAATTAGAAAAGAAAAGCGCGTTGCAAAATTAAAATTACAACAGGAAGAAGAAGCAAGAATAAGCAGACTCCAGGCAGAGAATAGAAAAAAAACAAAAGACTTTTTTAAAAATCTTTTTAAACCAAAGCTAAAGCAATGAGGTGGGTTCCTTTATTATTGCTAACAACAGCCCCCTTATTCGCTGACGATGTTTGCCCAGGCACAACTGTTGGGCTGTGCGCGCCTGGTACAACAACAGAAATCTTAGACACAATTACTGACATAACAATTGATGANAATNNTGATGGCGTAACTACAACNTGGACAACAACAGAAACTATTGAAGAAACAACTGTNACTCACAAACACAGTGGCAACATTATGGACAGCACANTGGGTGTTGTTTCAGTAACAAAAGANGGCAANGCNNANTATGANATGGGCGGTATNGGCCCCATTATTCACGGCACAAACTGCAAGAATATTAATGATGGAAAGTGTGGTGGTTTAGTAGGTACAGGAAACCTTACCTCTAAGCTTTCAGGAGCAACAAGTGTTGGCACAACATATTCACAAGTTATAAATTTGCCAGAGGATTACCAAGTAGATAGCGGCGGCGCTATAGAATATTCTATTCAGGTCGATAAGTCAGGCGATGCGGCTGACAACGTGTATTTTTTTCTGAAGGGAGATGATGCAGACGGCAATGTTTCATTTAGTTCAATAGAGGTTCTAAGTGAAAGCGGAGTTGATAGTGGTTTTCAAACATACACGAACACATTTGATTTTAATAATCTAAGCAAAATAACCTTAGAAATAGGTGGAAAAAATTTAGGGCTTACTAGCACCTACCCTGTCTGGGACAACCTTACTCTCGACATATACGCAAACGTTGTAAACGCTATTATCATGTACAACATTACAACTGTAACTGAGTTTATAGCCGCAGAGATTATTGAAATTGAAGATATATCAATTGATATAATTGAAGACATATTTGACAATAATGACATTACTATAACTGACGAAGGCACAATAGAAATAACACCCATTGAATTGCCCAATGTTGTTACCATTGAGACTGTTGAGCTGGAGCTAGAAGCAACGCTTGAAGAGCTTCCAGTAATTACAGTCGCATCTGTTGCAGACGAAATTGAAGTTTCTTTTAGTGAAGCTGACGTTGAAGCTGAATTGCAAATAGAGGTTGAGGAGCCTGAACTAGAAATAGAAATTGTTGTTGAGAGCGAGCCAGAGGTAGTTGAGGTTTCTGAAGCTGAAGAAGAAACGGAGACAGAAGTAAAGCCAGAAGTAAAAGAGAAGGAAGTAAAAGTTGTCGAAGTTAAAAAGGAAGAACCAAAGGTGGTTTCTAAAGAGCCTGAAAAAAAAGAAGAAGTAAAAGAAGTTAAGAAGGCAGAGGATGAAAAGAAAGTAACTGCCCAGGCAAAGCAAAAAGCCGCAAACAAAATCATAAATAAGATGGGCGACAAGGGCCGCTATAGCGCTGATAACCAGATGAAAGAATTGTTAGTTGTTACATTGCTATCTTCTTCCAGAAACTTTTTTGACAACCAGCAACAAATTCAAGACATACCAGGTTTTTTTAGTGACCAAGAATTAGATGGTGGCGTCATAAACGATAACGCCTTTCTTGCATGGCAAATGTTTTCGGGGTCCAGCCAGGTAATGGCTGAAATGGTCGATATTCAATGGAACTTAAAATGATTGTTATAACGTTTATGAATGTTTTGTTTGCAGTGGCAACGCTACACGCGCTGGGGGTAATTAACTAATGGCAGAGGTGGAAATAGGTGGAGCAAAAATAACTGGGGGTAAGCTCTTTTGGGCTTTACCTTTACTGGGTGCGCTGGGTTCAGGAGCCTGGGGCGGGTTCACTTTGTATCAAGAATTTTTAGATTTAAGGGAAGCGACGCTAAATTATGTAAGCCCTGATATGTCAGCTTATGACAACTCAATAACAACAATACACGGGGAACTGCAAATAGTGGAAACAAACTTTGATAATTTATTAAAAGCTGACGAGCTGATGGCTGAGTTGGTAAGGGAAATGGTCAACGATTTAAAAGAAAAAACTGGTGAGTTGCAAAGCCAGGTGCATGATTTGCGTGATGATTTAAAGAATGACATTGCTTCAATGAAAGCAAGCTTAGAGCATCAGAATGAAAAACAAGAAGCCGCTCTGAGCAAGGTTGAGAATGAAGTTGAGACAACAATGGAAAAGCAAGAGACAAGAAACAGGCAATCGGTTGAGGATGTAAACAAAACATCAGCCGATAATGTAGAAATTATACGAGGTCTTATTTCATCATCAGAAGAGCGGCGGGACAGAGTTGTTGACAGGCTTGATACAAAATTAGCAGAAATCCAACGGCTAATGGATACTTTGTCAAATGAGCTGGATGCAAAGATAGTTAGAGCTTTATCTAATCCATTATCGAAATAGGTGTACAATGACTAAACTAAGGGAATTGATTTTAAACATACTACAAAGGATAAAAAACATGGTTACACTTATTGATTTAAACCCGCATCTTAAAAAGCTTAACAGCATTCTTAAAAAAGAAACAAAGGAAGTTGTTGAAGAAAAACCCGCCCCTAAAAAACGGGGACGCCCAGCAAAAAAGAAGGATAAGTAATGGCAAAACCTAAAGGCTTATACCACAATATTCATAAAAAACGAGACAGAATTAAAAAAGGTTCTGGCGAATTAATGCGTCGGTTTGGAAATAAAAACAGGCCAACCAATAAAGATTTTAAAAACGCGGCAAAGACTGCCAACACATAGGAGGTTCTATGGCTAAGAAATTACAAGCCGACAGCAAGTATGCATCTGCTGATGCTGACGGGGATGGGACTGTTACAGATGACGAACTAGACCGCCATGAAAGATGGATTCGGATGGAGAATGAGGACAAGCTTATGGACACTCAGCGCATGATGGCCTGGATTGCTATGGTTGCTGTTCTAGTTGGCGTGATTGTTCTTCTCACTCCTGTTGTCGCATTGGATAGAGTATCAGCGGCGTCAGGATTTTTAAACACATTTATCGTAGCTCAACTCGGCGTCGTTGTTGGGTTCATGGGCGCTACTGCGATATCTAAAACAAAGGTGAAATAAATGTTATCACTATTGGGGGCGGCACTAGGGTTTGGTACTTCTATAATTCCAAGTATCCTTGATTTGTTTCAGCAAAAACAAAAGGACGCACAAGAATTAAAAATGCTTGAAGCTAAGGGTAAGTATGCGGCACAGCTATCATCTCTCAAGCTAGACGAACTAGATGCTAAGGCAGACATAGCTGAAGCGGAAGGCATATATAAAAGTATGGCGGCGGCCAATGCCAAGAGCAGTTTTGCGGCGGCGCTATCAGGGTCAGTCAGGCCAGTAGTTACATATCTGTTTGTTGCACTGTTCTTGTTGGTAAAAATTACAGGCTTAATGCAGATGGTAAACAGTGGAGAAACATTTGTGTATGCGCTGAATACAATTTGGAACGATGACACAAACCTATTGTTTACCAGCATCATATCGTTCTGGTTTGGCTCTAGGCAATTTGCAAAAATGAGGAAAAAAAATGGATGAGGGAAAACTTACGGAGCTCTTGCACCGAGATGAGGGAATAGTAAATAAAATATATCTTGACCATTTGGGATATAAGACGTTTGGCGCTGGGCATTTAGTAAAAGAAACTGACCCAGAATATTTACTGGCAGTGGGAACAGAGGTTAGTTCTGAAAGGATTAATGAATGCTTCCGTGAGGATTTAAGAACAACACTGTTTGATTGTGAGCGTTTATATCCACAGTTCTATGAGCTACCAGAGAACGCACAATTGGTTATTGCTTCAATGGCCTTTAACCTGGGCAGACCAAAGCTGAGTAAATTTAAAAATATGAAAGCCGCTGTTGATGCTGAAGATTTTGAATTAGCAAGCGAGGAAATGTTAAACTCCCGCTGGGCAAAACAACTGCCCAACAGGAGTGAACGTTTAGCAAAAATGATGCGAGAAGCTTAAAGTATTATTGTTGATTGCTTTTTGCTCTCTTGGAAATCTATCCAACCTCGCTCCCTTAGCTCGTGCATAATACGCCAAATGTTTGATTTGCTTTTACGCTCTTTGATGTACTGGGTTTCCATACCATTATCATCCATCAGCTTGCCGCGCATAATCTGAGCATAGGTTGGAAAAATACTATTGACCTGGTGGAAAGCAATTAAGAAATTGTAAACTTCCTGTTGCGGCCCAGTTAAACCAAACTTAATTTTTTTCTTAGGCATTTTTCTCATCCTTCTTCTCAGAAGGTTTAGACAGTTCAACGGCCTTCTGCCCCAGCTCCTCTAGTTTAGGGGGCTGTACGGCCTTTACAGCCTTCTCAGGGGCATAATCCTGGGCTTCCTCTGCTGTAATTAAACCTTTGATGACATCAGGGAAGGCGTCACGAATAGCATTGCCCCTGGCTCTGTGTTGCATCATGCGCTCAGTGTACTGTTTCCAAGGCCCTTGCTTGCCCCACAGATTAGCTTGCTTGGCATCATTAACTGAGAATGAACGCTCTATCTCTTCAACCTCACCATCAATGTGCATTCTGGAAATCGTACAGATAGCCACGCGCTCATCACCTTTGCCTTCAATGCGCTCCTTAACGCCACGGCACCGCGTGTCAGCGCGCACCATTGCTAACAAAGCATCGCCATATACTGACGGCTTGCCGTTAATAACTGCAATGTTTTGTAGTGCTTGCATGGGAGCCAAGCCCAGCTCCATGCCCCACTGCACAGCGACTAACACATTAGCTGGCTTGCCCTGGTAATCTCTGGGTATCATGGCTGACTGGCTCAAAATTTTTGAGAACTCCATCGCTTCATTCAGCGTCTGTGGAACTAAACTGTTTCTTTGTGTACTACTCATTTGATATTTCCTTTACTGAGAATGAATGGCTTTCAACTATCTCATCAGTTTCTACCATTTTCTTTTTGGGTTTCATTTTATAAACAGATTTAATTTTATGCCCAGGCAAAGTGCCTGTTTCTGTATTAAGGCCGTCTAGCACATCACACAGCGCAGTTTTTAAATCAGTTTTAGTTTTGTTCCAAGATGCCGCTTCTGCTGATGCACGCAAATAATCGTTACAAATCTGCGTAATATCATAATGTGTCGAAGGTAAAGCTTTAACTATATCAATTGGCTCAGGCTCATTGATAGTTGCATCTACTGGCGGATATTCGCCATCGTCTTGAACCAATTGCCAGAACTCTGCGTAAGCATCTTTCATCAAAAGTTCCATGCCAGCAGAACGCTGTACAGGATAAAGTTGAAGCTTACCCTTTTGTGTCATGCAAGCAATAATGCCCCAATTAACATCAGCGCAAAGCATTTGGTGTGCGACCTGGATAACCCATTCGTCTTTAGGTTTGTTGTGATGGTAGAAATCTGTTTTGATTTCAAGAATACCGCACCCGCCCATTTCAACTAACTTACCATCCAAGTCAGGTAATTGAACTGTCTCTGTAAATTCAATAAACCTATCAATTGAGGAAGCAATACCGAGTTCTGGCACCTGATAACTTTGAGTAGGTTCCCAAATTTTATTAGACCCTGTTGTGATAAGCTCAATTTCTTTGGACGCCCAATCTGCAACGCCAGCTTCTAAGAAGTTGCCGCGCCGCATCGCTGGTGTCTCTGCCCTATCAATAGTTTCAACGCCAGCTCTAGCAAGCTTGTGATTGTGCAAAACCTCATGGCGTGTTGCGAATGCGGTTTTGTGTAAAACGACAGCTCCAGCTTCAGAGCTACCAATTTCCCAGCCTGTTTTAGTTAGTTTAGGCATATCATTGACTAACAGGAATAGGGGTTAGACCCCAGCTAACTATCACTAAACTAACAACTATTGTATAAAACAGAATTGCTGTTATTANTGTTTCACAGTGCTGTTTGTACTGTTTATACTGTCCTATCTGTTTAACAGCATGAATAGGGTTNNTATATATTATACGTCTTTGCTTCATCTCATACCTCTACCTTTTAGGGTTTTCCCCTTTTGGTTCAAACCCTTATGTTACACCGCTAAAGTAACGGCCTTTGTATACATATTCTAAACGCTATAGACCCTAGACTAAACCTATGGTTCAGTCGTTGTTTAAATCGGCCCTTGAACCTAAAGCTTTGTGGCCATTGGTATCTACCAAACCGCCAAACTTCCATTCAATACGCTCGGCCCCGCGTGTCCGTGGGTCCCTGGGAGTAACAGATGCCAGGTTGTTGTTTGCCGCAATCAGCACAGACTGTGCATATATTAGCTTGTCTACTTGTCTTAATTTATTAGTAGACTGCAACCTTGTGAGTTCATCGACACAATCAGTCAGAAGCTCTATGGCCTGTTCGAGATGCCTGGAATGCCACATTTTTACATCCAAGCGACGTGAGAAGCGCAACTGACCGCCTTGTAGTGCAAGCACTGTGTCATTTGCTTTTAGTTTTATGTTCCGTCTGCTTCTCGTGTTCGTCATGTTCCCTCTCCGTCTATATAACGTATTTATTTTTTAAGATTAAGCAATGAACAATAATTAGCCTACCCTAGACCAAAAATTAGCCTAGCTTCCTTCTTGCTCTTCTACATAACTCATCAAATTATTAAAGGCTCTATAGCTGTTCTCATGGTTGCTATCATAGCAGTGACATTCTTTGCGTAATCGTTGCAAATATTCAACCATACATAAGTCTGACGCTTCATAATGGTAAACATTACAAGCATCAGTCGGGGCAAATTTAACAGCCCAACCAGCGTCAACTGCCGCCTTTAAATGGTTTTGCGCTGTACCCTTACTCATGTATCCAAGGCTAACAAGTGACCCTACCGAGGTTATTTTGCTGGCCTCACCGCTGTGAAGTTTTGATTGCATAAGTGAATGCCAACACACAAATCCTGATAAAGTAGCGCGAAAATAAGCACAGCTTTTTTCTTCTTCTTTAACACGAATAGCAAACCTATTCATTTCATAAGCAACAGTTAATTTTAAATAATCATAGCAAATTCTGTCAGCAAATACAAAAGGTGTATTGGTTGTATTCGTATCTCTTCCCACATCAACTTGTGATTGCGATAGACGCAAAACGTTAAACCAATCAGCGCCTTGGCCAAACAATTTAAATTTTATTTTTTCAGCATAACTCATTGGTCTAAGTCTCCATCTAATCTGTCTATTTCTTCCATAAGGTCTTGGGCTTTTTCAGTTTGTCTAACATTCTCTTCATCTAATTGCCTTAATCGCTCTTTACTAACAGGCCCCGCCGCCACAATAGCGCGTAGGTGATAGTTGCGCGCACTGGAGCCATACCAAATACCGCCATTGGGTGTTGGTATGCCAAGCTTGTTCATTTTAAGAGCTATCTCGCGGTATGAAGAGCCATTCTTTCTAAGGTTAGCAATGAAAGGCCCTAGTTCTTTTGCCCGCTCATCAGCTTTTTCTTTGCCCCTATCTGCACCCTTTTGCTGGGCGTCACTCATATCATCAGAGCCAAGCTTTGTAATTTTGCGTCCTGTTGCTTTAGATATGTGGAACCCCTTCTCGGCTATCTCAGATTTAATGCGGTCAAGTGATGCTTGGGTGCGCTCGCGTATCGTGTCGCGCTCCATTTCAGCAACAGCGGCCAGTAAGCCAACTGTCTTATGGTCAAGGTTGGGGTTATCAACAACCACTAGCTTAATTTTACCAGGCTTAATCTCTTGCTCTAAGAACTTGAGCGTCTCCCAAGTGCGTCGTGCCATTCTGGATATAGAATAGACAATCATTGTGGCCTGTTCCTTGCGGCAATAGTCTAGGCACAACTGGAGCGCTTCACGCTTGTCCCAATCCATGCCAGAGCTAACGCCCTCGTCCTTAAACCACTTAACATCATGCTCACCGCCATTGAGGTACTCTTTAATGCGGTACTCCTGGTTAGCAACGTCCTGTTTGTCCGTGGACACGCGCAGATAGGCGGCAAACTTACCGCTCTTCTCCTTCCCGTGTTCTTTTCTAAAATGTATTTGCTCCATTATGCAAACTCCCTTCCTGTTATTCCCCATTGATTAGCCATAGCGGATGCCATGCCTGTAAAAAACTTGGACCTAATTTTCCATCTGTCTTTGGATGGTGGCGCTTTGTGAATAGTATCTTTAGCACAACTGCCATCTAATAAACCTGTTGGAATTAGGTTTGGTAAATTCTTAAGCCAGAAACACGTTCTTTTCTTAACGTTGTCATCGCTGTCGCTATCCTGGGCAAACTGCCAAGGTTGTACTGACTGCGAAAATGGCCTGTAATTTTTAATTCTAGCCTTGGCGTGTTTGTGCATTACTGGGTTCTCTACAGCAATGCGCGGCACGTCAGCGTGTAACAACTTACTAAACAATTCAGCACCCTGGTCTAACTCATCCCACATTTGCTCTAGCGTTTTGTTTGGCGGTGCTTTGTGCAACCACCTCACACCACTATTACACAAGCGCGTGCAAGGCGGGTGGCAAACAATCAACTGGTCCCACTCATCCATTTTAAGCACGTTTAGTACGTCATCTTGTATATGCCTATTGGATGGCGTGTCTGATGGCAGAACATCACAGCTCCACACATCATGGCCCAACTCTGCAAATGCGTTTCTAACTACACCGCTTGTTTCACAACCAACTAAAATCTTCATATTGCTTCCCTTTGTATAAACACTAATAGTAACGTTCACTGTATGTATATACTCCGTTCTCATATTACAAGGCCATAGGATGTTTTTTTATTGTTTCAATCAAATGCTTTGTGCGTACCCATAGGTATCGCTCGGTTGTACTAACGTCAGAATGGCCTAATAGCGTCATCAAGCTTATCAAATCAGCGCCCCGCTCCATCATGTGGGTCGCAAAGCTGTGTCGAAGCTGGTGCGGCGTCACTGTTTGCCTAATGCCAGCTTCTTTAGCC